CGCTGGTCATGATGAATTATCACATAATGACTTGGCGTTTTCACCTGGTGAAAGAATTGAAGTTACTTTTGAGAAAGCAGGTGATTATGATTTCCAATGTGACCCTCATGCAGGTGCTGGAATGAAAGGTGTTATCCATGTACAGTGAAGTAGTTTGGTCAATTAATATCATGCTTGGTATTCTTCTTGTTGCAGTAGGTATTGCAATCTACTACATATTCATGTATGATACATGGTATCCCAATGAGCAACAAGACATTGAAGGATCTGAAAGTGGAAGCACACATAGCAGTGTTGCACACCAAAGTTGATTCATTAATAGAGAAACAAAAAGAACTTACTCAGAGAGTACGTGCTAATGAGAAGGTAGTAGCCGCTGTTACCCTATTGGGTACAGTGGTTCTTGCTATTATTGGGGCAGGATATTTTGCACCAAAGGCAGAAGCATGTAGTCCTCGTTTAGATGGTGAACCTACCTATTGTCCAGATTTTGATGAGGTGTTAGTTAGAAAATTTGAAGAGACTATATCAGATCAATCTTTTGAGGATAATCTTGATCCAAATGCTTTTAATCCTAAAGTAACATTATTTGATACAAGGAAAGATTATGAGACTGCGCATATGGGTCATTCATTTCCTACAGATCAATGGATACAGAAGATGAGAGATTATGAAGCACAGAAAGAAAGAACTTCAGTGGAAGACATGCTAAATAGCTCACTTGCAGATTACGAAAATGGGAGCGATGGTTCCACCAAGTCGGAAGAGTTGTTACAACTTCAGAGTGACGGAGATAGTAAAAGTCCTTGATGGTGATACAATAGATGTATTGATTGATCTTGGATTTGATCTTTTTAAAAAAGAAAGGGTTAGAATAGCTGGGGTTGACACACCTGAAAAACGTACACGTGATCTGGAGGAAAAAGCACTTGGAATCGACGCAACAAACTGGCTCAAAGAGAAATTGGATAGCACCATTGCTGGTGATGACGAGCTTACTATTAGGACTGAACTTGTTGGTGGCGTCGGCAAATATGGTCGTCTATTGGGCTGGCTTTATGTCGGGGACAGTGAGCTGTCACTTAATGAAAAAATGATTACGGAGGGTTATGCTTGGGCATATGATGGCGGAACTAAACAGAAAGATTTTGAGGAGTTACGTGAAATTAGGCGTTCATTTGGGACATTGGCAGAGTCTTGATCAGACATACATAGACATACACGGTAAAACAGGAAGACGTTTATACGCTGACTGGAATATACCAACAGAGGAATTTTAAATGCAAACAATTATTAAAGAACTTCCAATACCTAAAGAGGTAATAGAAGTACAAGATACAATTCAACAAGTTGAAGAACCAGAACCAAATGGTTATGGTAAAGATGTTGGTATAGTAATTGCTGGTATTATAATATTAGCAACCTTATATAAATTATGGTTAAAGTATGGTAAGAAATGAAGAAAATTATAGGATCTAAAGTTGCCCACTATCTTGGAACAGCAGCATTTTTATATGCTATTGTTAATGGTGGGTTTTGGATTACTGCTTCTTTAACTTCTGGATCTAGGCAAGATAAAACTAGAGAAGAAATAAAAGAATATATAAATCAAACAGTACAATCAGCAATCACAGAAAGATTTCCCACATCAACTGGGAATGTTGTTGTACCTAAGAAGGATGTGAAGAATGGGTCAACCAATAAATGATATAAGAATAGGTAATATTCATAATGTTAATATTCCTTATGTACCTTCTTGGCAGATTCAACAACCATATGTTCCTAATTTTAATCCAGTAACAAATTTAATAGGATTTCCTGTAGTAAATATGCCTGGTTGTGTAGAGATGCACAAGGATAATAAGAGGCATGTCAATGGAATACCTATTGATAAAAGTCTTATAGAGAATGATCCTGGTGAGGTGATGACGTTGTGTCCAGATGGATCATACCCATCATATGATGCAATGAATTATGAACCAGAGCAATTAATAATTACAAGAGAAACTCCACCACCACCTGTTTCACCTCCACCAGATCCACCAGGAGCTCCTGAGACACCTGAAACTGGTGACTTGGGAGAAGAAGAAGTCCCTTGTCCTGGTCCCAATGCTCCAAGATTAGGAACACTTGGACCGAATGAAAAAGAAAAGGTATCAGGGTATGAGTTACAGAAAGATCCTAATAATCCTGGTAAAGAAATTTGTGTGATATTATATGAGGATATTGGAATAGTAGAACAATATTTACCTAGTGCTCAAGTAGCAACAACAACAGCTACCATTGCTACTGTTGCTGGTGCATCTGCTCTATTAGCAAAACCCCTAGCAGATTTACTACTAAGGGTTTTTAAACCTGCAATTAAAACAGGTTTGACTAAGGTAAATAAAATTCTTGGTAAGACTACATATAAACCTACTCACTCTGAACTTAAAACTAATGAGTATAGAGTGAAGAAAGGTTTAGTTGGAATTAATTTTGCAAAGAAGAATAAGAAAAAGAAAAGTTAATTACCACCAATAGAGAAAGTTCCTAAGTCTGCTGCTGTACCATTTGCTTCTACTTTAACTTCATTTGTTTGAAGACTATGTGTATGTTGACCTACCACACCAGGTGGGTTGACTAACATAACATCAGCACATACTTTCGCATAAGGTGATTTTGGATGGAACATTATACCAGCCTTCATTAACTCACCACAATTTTTTAGACGAGCTATTTCAAAGTCTAATCTCTTATTAGCAGTCATTTGTTTTTGTAATTCTACTTGAGTAGTAGCAGCTGTCTTACATAAGTTTTGTAATTCTTTGTCTAATGGTCTAGACCATGTAGCAGAAAGTCCTAATGATAAATTATAATTATCTGTTTGTCCTGTTCTAGTAGGCATCTCATAGAGAATATTACCTGGGTTGTCTATTTGTCCATCATCATCTGCATCATGGACATCATACACTGGGTCCATATAGTATCTCTCAAAGGGACGTTGAAAATTTCCTGACCCTGTAACATACGGAGT